TGTGTACATCGACCCCTATGCAGTTGCAGACTATGTGACTGTGGGCTACAAGGGCACGAACCCTTACGACGCCGGTGTGTTCTACTGCCCCTATGTGCCGCTCCAAATGGTGCGCGCTGTGGGCGAGAACGACTTCCAGCCTCGCATCGGGTTCAAGACTCGCTACGGCATGGCTTCCAACCCCTTCGTTGGTTCCACTCCCGCAGACGGTCTTGCCACGAACCGCACGAACCAGTACTATCGCATCTTCCGCGTGGACAACATCCTCGCCTAAGCGATATAAAAAGAGCGAGGTTCACTCGCCACTTTCAAGGGGCTCTTCGGAGCCCCTTTTTTGTGCAGTATAAATACAGTCATCACTTTCTTATTGGTGTTTTAAAATGGCAGACTTTACATGCGATCCGACATATCTTGCTCCTACAGGATTTAAAATTCTCATTGATAGAGAAAATTATCCTAACATACAATTTTTTGCGCAGCAAGTTTTACACCCTTCTATGGATATTAATCCGTCTGAACAGAATTATAGAAGAGTTGGTTCGGTTGTCACACCAGGCGATACAATCACTTTTGGCACAGTCACCATGGACGTTCTTATGGACGAAAACATGAATGTCTATCAAGAAATGTATGATTGGATAAAAAGACTTGTAGAAACGAATCATCGTCAAAATACAGGCAGACTGTACACTCGTGATACTGATGCTTTAGCGTCTTATTCTGATATTACTGTCTCTGTATTGACAAGCCACAACAACGTTTCTAGATCGTTCAAATATGTCAATGCGCTACCTGTTTCTTTGGGCGATATAACCTTTGCTGCAACTCAAGATGCACAATACATAACATTCCCGGTGTCTTTTAGGTTTGACTATTTTGATTTCGTTTGATATACTATATTAGATTATGAATTTAAATTATGGAGTGTACTATGAACTTGGACGATATTTTAAACGAATGGAAAAAAGATTCGCACATCGAATTTAATAAGCTTGATGTTACTTCTCAAGAGACTCCTAAGCTACATGCTAAGTATCTTGAAATGTATACTAATGCAAAGCTAAAGCTGAAAGATGCAGAGTTTAAGCAGAAAATTTTACTCAAAGATAAATGGCTATATTACAACGGTAAGATGCCAATAGAAACTGTTATAGAAAAAGGCTGGAATCCTGATCCGTTTGATGGCCTTAAAATTCTCAAAGGTGAAATGGACTACTACTATAATAGCGATCCAGAAATAATTTCTAGTGAAGCAAAAATTGCTTATGTAAAAGAAGTTGTTGATACGCTGAAAGAAATTATGGATCACATCAAGTGGAGACATTCTACGATCAAAAATATGATTGACTGGGGAAATTTGAAGCTGGATTTTAATGGAAATAATCAAATTCAAAATGAAAGATCATGCGTTTCTTCAGTTAACGGAATGCTCACCACATGTCGTCGCTGAAATGTCACAGCATTTTACTTTCGAAGTGCCTGGTGCTAAGTTCATGCCTGCTGTTAAGAAAAGACTGTGGGATGGTAAGATTCGCATGCTGGATCGTAACACTGGGCAAATCAATGCGGGCTTATACTGGGCGATTAAAAAGTTCGCGATGGAGCGTGGCTACGGCGTCAAGGTAGAAGAGAGTGAGTACGGCTATCCATATGATAAAAACAAAGTCAATCACATGGAGACGATGCAGTGGCTTGAAACGCTAGACGCGCCCTACAAGCCTCGCGACTATCAGTACGATGCGTTTACGCACGGTGTAGAAAATAAGCGTTCTATTCTACTCTCTCCTACAGGTTCTGGTAAATCTTTTATCATCTATCTACTCATGCGATGGTATCTACAGAATCATGACGATAAAGTGCTTGTCATCGTGCCCACAACATCTCTGGTAGAGCAGCTATATTCAGACTTCGAAGACTACGGTTTTGATGTCGAACAAAACTGTCATCGAATTTATTCAGGCAAAGACAAAGAGACTGAGAAGCGCATCATCATATCAACTTGGCAGTCCATCTACAAGTTACACCCCAATTGGTTCTGGCAGTTTGGCGCAATTTTTGGTGACGAAGTGCATGGCTTCAAGTCGAAATCTCTTTCGTCGATCATGAACAAAGCAAAGAACGCAGAGTATCGATGGGGAACGACTGGTACGCTTGACGGTACGCAAGTTCACAAACTTGTGCTTGAGGGTCTGTTCGGTCCTGTGAAGCGCGTGACTACAACTCATGAACTACAGCAAGAAGATACCCTTGCTAAACTGAAGATAAATATTATACTGCTAGAGTATGCTAAAGAAATTTGTAAGTCAATGGAAGGTAAATCATATCATGACGAAATCGACTTCATTGTCTCAAACGAAAAACGAAACAAGTTCATCGCAAACCTCGCTGTTGACAGAACTGGAAATACGCTTGTTCTATTCAACTTGGTGGATCGTCATGGCAAGGTGCTTCGGGATTTAATTCAAGATAGATTAAAAGAAGGGCAACGTCTATTTTATGTTAGCGGTGAAACTAAAACAAGTGATCGAGAGCAAATACGAAACATTGTTGAGAATCAAAAAAACTCTATTATTCTCGCTAGTCTGGGTACTTTTTCCACTGGCATTAATATCAAAAACATTCACAACATTATATTTGCATCTCCTTCGAAGAGTCAAATACGAGTGCTACAGTCCATCGGCAGAGGCTTAAGAAAGTCAGACGATGGTAGCGACACAATATTGTACGATATAGCAGACGATTTACATGTAGGTGGAAAGAAGAATTTTACACTACTACATAGTGGTGAGAGAATACGAATATATAATAATGAGAAGTTTCCTTACCATATTATTAAAATTGGGATGTAATTATGCATGTACACGATTTAGCACAATTTAAATTTAGTAGTGGTCAGGAAATTGTTTGTGAAGTTATGGAATGGCCTACCGATGGTGAAAAAGATATTATAGTGCGAAACGCTATGTCTATAGTGATGGGCGAAACTTCTGATGGTGAAAGAATTTATGTTTTTAAGCCTTGGGTACATTTTCTTGCAAAGAACGATGAATATATTGTAATTAATTCATTTCATGTTGTAAGTCAAAATCGCCCCAACGAACATCTGATTACAGAATATATTTACGCTGTAAAAGAAATGCACAATCAAGCAATTGAACGTGACGAAGACTATAAAAACGACGAGAGAGAAAAACTCAATAAAATACAAAACGCCTTAAATTTATATACCAAGCAGAAAGTTAGTTACGATAGCGCTGAGTCGAATGTAGTACGCTTCCCTCGCAAAGATGATACTCTACATTAATATTCTCTGTTCCCTGGCGCGTGGAGTTTTATTTTAGCACGAATTTTTTGATTTGTCAATATGTTTTTGATTTTAATTTTAGTTTATAATGTAAACCGAAAGTTAACTAATGAGTAATATTATGAAAGAAGAAAAGCCACACTACGTCAACAATGCACAGTTTTCTCAAGCGGTTGTCAATTATGTCGAACATGCTAGCCGAGAAGTCGCTGCAGGTCGTGACAAGCCTATCATACCAGATTATGTGGCTATGTGCTTTTTGCGGATCGCAGAAGGATTATCTCACAAAGCAAACTTCGTTCGCTACACCTATCGCGAAGAGATGGTGATGGATGCTGTGGAAAACTGTCTCAAAGCCATTGAGAATTATAATCTAGAAACAGCGACTCGCACAGGCAAACCTAACGCATTTGCATACTTCACACAGATTGCATGGTACGCTTTTCTTCGTCGTATCGAAAAAGAAAAGAAGCAGCAAGATGTCAAACTGAAGTTCATTGCTGAAGCAGGCATTGAACACTTCTTTGATACATCTTCGCCCGAAGACTTCGATGATGCATCTGCCCTTCCCCTTCCTTGATGAGTTGCGCGGTCGCATCGATCTTGTGAAAGAAAATGATCGCACGTTCAAAGAGTACTACAAGAAAGAAAAGCGTCGCCGCAAAGCAAAAGTTGATTCTGATCTATCAGAGTTTCTTGAAGATTGATGTTGGTTTGTGTATAATACACATTAAACCACAACTATAGGTTTATTATGAAAGTAGCAATACTGAATGATACGCATTGCGGAATTCGCAATTCTGCTGAGATTATGATGCAGTATCAAGAGCGCTTCTATTCTGAAGTGTTCTTTCCACACCTGCTGAAGAATGGTATCACCAAGATTCTACACCTTGGTGACTACTATGACAATCGCAAGTTCATCAACTTCAAAGCGCTAGAACACAATCGCAAAATCTTTTTAGAGAAACTGCGTGAACATAAGATTCACATGGATATCATTCCAGGTAACCATGATGTGTTCTATAAGAATACCAATGACCTAAACGCTTTGAAAGAACTGCTCGGTCACTACATGGCAGAAGTTCGAATCATCGAAAAACCTACTGTCGTAGACTATGACGGCATGCCTATGGCTCTCGTTCCCTGGATCAATGACGAGAATGAGAAAGAAACTTACGAGTTTCTGTCAAAGTGTAAAGCGTCAATTGTTGGCGCGCATCTAGAACTAGAAGGCTTTGAAATGCAAGCAGGCATTCCATGTACGCATGGCATGAGTTCTGATATCTTCAAGCGATTCGACATGGTGCTGACTGGTCACTTCCATTCAAAGTCGAACATGGGCAACATTCACTATCTTGGTTCGCAGATGGAGTTTTTCTGGTCAGACGCGCACGAACCAAAATACTTCCATGTACTTGATACGAATACTCGCGAACTGACTGCAGTTCACAATCCCATCACATTGTTCCAGCGACTCTACTATGATGATACCGTAGAGAAAGCAGAGTATAAGTACCGCACTGGGCAGCTACCAGATATCACTGACAAGTTTGTGAAAGTCGTGGTTGTTAACAAATCGAATCCTAAACTGTTTGATCATTGGCTAGACCGCATTCAATCAAAGCGCATTCATGAGCTTAAGATTGCTGAGAACTTCGAAGAGTTTGTGGGTACATCAGTCGAAGATGAAAAAGTTTCTGTTGAATCTACAGAACAACTTCTCGCTAGTTATATCGATGCAGTTGAAACACCGTTAGACAAAGCGCGTATCAAAAACATGATGCACGAATTAATGATTGAAGCACAGACAATGGATATTGTATGACATGGTATGACTCTAAGTTTCCAAAACCGGAAATGACTGAAGAAGAATTTCAATTTCTCACAGCAAACTTTACCAAAGACGATGTGGTAATCGAATACGGTAGCGGGCATTCTACACCAAATTTAGCACCTCTAGTCGGTGAGCTTTGGACTGTTGATCATCACGAGCAATGGTACAACAAGGTAAAAGACATGTGTTCTGGTTTTACTAATGTCAGACACATCCATGTACCTTTCGACGCGCCACGCCGCCCACCAGCCGTCTGGCGACGCAATCCAGAGGCAGTGTACGGATTTCCTACGCCCTTTGAGTGCGTCAAATCTTACTCAACCTGGATACTGACTCAAGAACAGAAGTTTGATAAAGTGTTTCTTGACGGTCGAGGAAGACAATGGGTGGCTCAGATGATTATTAACAATCTCAAAGAAGATCATGAACTGTTTGTACATGACTACATTGACCGCAAAAGATACTTTACAATTGAACGCTTCTATGATAAGATAGAGGTCGTTGGTTCTATGGCAAAGTTTAAGTGTAAAATATGATCGTATTTAAAAATCTGCGGTACCGTAACTTTCTAAGTACGGGCGATAACTTCACAGAAATTGCGCTGAACAAGTCCCGCTCTACGCTGATTATAGGTCAGAATGGTGCGGGCAAGTCAACCATGCTTGACGCGCTATCGTTCGCGTTATTTGGTAAAGCACACCGTAATATCAATAAGAACCAGTTGATCAACTCTATCAATAACAAAGCAATGCTTGTCGAAGTAGAGTTTGATATTGGTCCCGCTTCGTATAAGATTGTGCGTGGTGTGAAGCCCAACAAGTTTGAGATTTGGAAAGATGGTAATCTGATTAATCAAGATAGCCACAATAAAGAATATCAAAAGGTTTTAGAGCAGAACATTTTAAAACTAAATCACAAATCGTTTCATCAGATTGTTGTATTGGGTAGCAGCAGTTTTATTCCGTTTATGCAACTGCCTGCACAGCACCGTCGCGAGGTGATCGAAGACCTACTAGACATCAATGTGTTCTCTAAGATGAATCAGATTCTCAAAGAGAAAGCATCGGTGCTCAAGGAGAATCTAAAACAAAATGAACACTTTATCGAACTTGTCGAAACAAGACTCCTCTCTCAATCTAAGTATCTCCGTGACATACAGGCGATCAATACGGCGCAGCGAGAAGAAAAGAGATCCGAAATTGCCAAGGCTCAAGAGGAGTGCGCGGCGCTCAGTGCTGAAGTTGAAATCTTGGAACAACAAGTACACCTCCTTCTACCAAGTGCCGAGGCTGCACTCAACTCCGCCCGAAAACAAATCGAAAAAATTAAAGAGTATGAAACGGCATTTAAAACAAAAGCAAAGTCTATTGCGAAAGAGGTCAAGTTTTTTGCGGAAAATACGGATTGTCCTACCTGCGGGCAGCATATCGAGGATTCGCTTCGTAGACAGAAGACTGATCTGGGTACCGAGAAAGCAAAGGAACTTAACGAAGCCATCGCCAAAGCGAGTGATGCGAAACGCGCTCTGGAA